GGGGACATAGGCGTTCCGTAAGCGTTACGATGTAACTTAAAAGCAAGTTCAAACTCCTCCTAAAGTAAAGTAGTACCTCCGATTACTTCGGTACCAGTGCATCTTTGGTTAGAGTTTAAGCTTGGTGTATGAGGAGAAAACCATTACACGTGCATGTCCCTGTGGAGAACACCGCTTCCACGACCACATTAATGTAGTCGGTTCCGTTTGCGGAAATGTAAGCGGACTGTGTGATAGGTAACGTTGTAAAAGTGCCTGAAGTGAAAGTGAATGCCGGATGGGAAGTAGTCCCAATGGTAGCTCCATTCTTTTGCAAGTAAGCGGTGACGATTGTGGCGTTTCCGGTAAAAGCGAACTGAGCTGTGAAGGTTGCTGTGTAGTTCCCTGGTGGGGGGGTGTACTGCCCAGCGGCATCTACAATCCCTAGGCCATTCGATTGAACGGTTACGAAATCCAAGGATATGGGTGTAGTGGTTGTAAGGGCGGTATTTGCGCTAGTTGAATAAGCTGAAATGGAATAATTTGTTGGGGCTCCTGCCAAATTTTCGAGAACAGGCTTGATGAGTCGAACTCGGTAAACTACATGTAGTTCGCCGACAGCGGCATTGGAAGTTTGTCCCACAGTGGCAACCATTAAGTTGCCCACGTCATATGTCTTAATATCTGAATTTCCAGGCAATCCGCCTGATCTAACGTATTTAGCGTCAGTGGCGGTGGGTCTCAGATCACGTAGGTCACATTGCAAAGCAAAGGACTCACATGGCATAGCGTCTGCGTGTGGTACTGTATCTTCCATTTGTTGCTTTGTCGCTGGTGCTGGATCTGAAGCATCATAGTCAACACTCATAATGACTTTTCCTGTTTGGCCATTAGTAGCGAATTCTGATACTTCTTTCTTATACACGAAGGACAACTTCTCAAATGAATATTTCTCGAACTGTTTGGCTATCGTCGACAGCCATGGAAAGGTGGTCGAGTTCCCCGGGTTAATAGCATAACTGACTACGTTGAAGTTCGGTTCGTTAGCGACCGTGACTTCAGCGATGTATTCAGATTCTTCTATAACCATGTCGCGTTTTGAGCGAACACTGGAACTTGTTCTACCAACGCCTAAGTTGCCCCCAGTCCCCTGGAGAGCACCAAAGCCTAGATAAGTTGGTTTTCTAGCTTTCTTGGTTGAAACAACAGCCATAACAGCTGGCTTATTTTTCTTCTTATTTCCTTTCGGATTATTTATTCTAGCTGCTTGAGCTTTTGTTAGGGGTCCAATTAACTTGGTATTTTGCATGTCGGAATTTTAATTCGAATAGACCGGCTCACCAAGCTGAGCCGTCGAACGTGGAAGTTTCACTTCTAATGAGCGTGGTTGCCAACTGAATCGGCACCTGACTCAAACACTACCCATGCTAAAGTGATCATTTCTTGCGTTGCTGGGCGGGTCGTTCTACCCACTTACCAGCAGCCTGTTTCTTTTCCATCCAAATTTTGAAAGCAGCAGCATCCATAGGTGCTTTCTCTTTCATCTTCGGTGAAAATTGAGCTACAGGCTTCTTACCTTTCTTCTTTTCTTCTTTAACCTCTACCTTTTTCACTACTTCGGGTTCCAGTACTTGGTCATCCACAAACACTGGGAGCGTCGGCTTGGCAACTTTATCGATGATTTGTGGAGGTGATAACATGTCTTCCAAACACGTCACCTTATCTAACCATTCCAAGAACCCTTGGTAGTTAACTCCGGGAAGGACCTTTTCCATGTACTCAATCATCCAGTCAGCTTCTACATTCATATACTGAGTGTCTCGGGGTAACAGAGAGCCCCAAGCTCGCATTTGTGCTGTATCTTCGTTTGGTAGAATTTCTGACTGGTGGAGATAAATTGCTTGCGCTACAAAATCACCAATTATCGGTGTGCAAGCATCCGTTAAATAGAACGCACGGCATTTCTCCAAAAGCTTCATGACTGGCGTCACCTTGTTTCCTAACTGCACGGTGACATGTAATTTGCTCAATTGTCTTGGCAAATCACAACATGTATTGGTATCGCCTTCCCATACGTATGGGGAGTAAGTTCTGGCCAAAAATTGTACCCCTAGAGTCCCTCGGGTAACAACGTTCACTTTTAAAACCTGCCCAACCATGGCAGCAGCACGCACATAAGCTTGTGGATCCGAATCTGCGGTAAATCCATCATCGCCCCCGTATAACCCGAGAGCGGCCCAAGCTTGCGCCGGGGTCTTAGCTGTTCCATCCGGTTTACGCAACCTGCCTTCCGTGTAGCCGATGAACGCACTTGCAACAGAATTGAACGGACTAGTCTCAAGCGAACCTGATCCTCGGGCCGTACCACTGTTATAAGAAACGCCATCTTGCATCTCACGTGGCATACCGGTGGTGTATGCTGGTAAATTAAATTGGGCACCATGCAATTCTTTTATTTTCTGGTGATACATAGCCCTGAAAGTTCGCATAAGGATCATGAGTTCTAATTCACGTAGAACATTTGAGACATGTCCGTCCATCTTCTCAAGGTCTGTATCTGCCACATGACTACTGGCACTTTGACATATTTCCGCCACCCTCGCAGCTACTTGTTGGGGTGAAATTCCAAACGCATACCAATTTTGGTGTTTCAAAACATTATCAGAGAACGAGTACATAAATTTACCGTACTCAGCCTTGTCATTGCCATTGTAGGTGGAAATGAGGCGTGGGGCCTTAGTATCTTGATAAGGTTCCTTCTTCACGAACACATTAAGGCTTCTCTGGGGGTCGGTGAATTGTCCCATCTCAAGGATGGCAAGTTGCGAGGGGCGGTTTTGTTTATCCCACAGGCAATCATCATCGACCGGATCGAAGCTTTCAGGAACGGGAATTAGGAATTCCACAAACTCTTTCATGGTGCGTAACAAAAATGGGGTCATAGCCAACATAAGTGGTTTGACTTTTGTTATCCGTTCATCAACAGCCACGCTCTGTGACGACAACACATTGTCTGGCACGAAGCAATTGGCTAGTATTGGTGACATGAACGGAACCATCAAAGGTCTCTTAGGTGAAACGTAATTCTTAGGATCAAACTGGTAATTTCGAATGGCATCTCTCACGGGGCAAACGACATCAACTCGTTTTATGTTCTTCGAACGGTGGAAGGCAAGTAGCACTGCTCCTGCTACTTTATCTCCATCCACCATTGAAAGAGCCTGTGGCATGGTGAAATCATATTTGGATGCTTTGGCTATGTTGGCCAAGGTATTGTCATTCTGAATCGGAATGTTAGCTGCTGCATATTGGCCTACAATACCCGTAGACATGATAGTTCCCTCTCGGGCCACGTCCACGGCTAATCGTAAAAAGCCATCTATGTGCACTTTCAAGCGACTCAAAACACTACCTTCCATCAACATTGAAGCCAATAAAGCTCTGCAACCCCACCAATAGCCTGTGGGTGTCAACAAAACCAACTCATGATCCGGCATTGTTTCACGCCTATCGATCAAAAAGCTGGCAACCTTATAAGGGAAACCTAAAAATGTCTTATACGCAACAATATTGTCTCTGCTGTAATTCCAAACCATATGTTCAAACAAACCACCACCAGATACACGATAGGTCACAACATTATTAGCATCAAACGTATAGCTATACTCATGTTCTGAGCGTGCCACGCTTGAGGGTTGGAACGTGTATATTAAAGTGGGGTGGGGATTGTCGGCTAAAAAGGTTGGCATATCCAAATACATATCTACATCGATCATGGCGACGACTGGGTTTTCGGGCAACTCAAATGGTACAGGTGAGACTGTTACGTCTTTGAACCAATAGAGGAGCCGACTACCCGGCCTACCACTCCGCTCATCTGATTTCGAGCGTTGGATAAAGTATGCTTGTTTGCCAAGAGCTAGGGCGAAACGTTCAATCGTTAACGTCGCAGAGTTCCTATCTGCCGCACAAGTTGGATGAGTATGGTTCATTGGTTTCAACGTTTCAGTTAAATTCATCTGAGTAAACGTTGAACGATAAGTGTTTGAATCCATATTATCATCCAAATTGTT